GGCGTGCTCGAAGGCCACGGATTACAGTCTACCCTCGGGGCGTGCGATGCCCACTTCTCGGGGCCCAACTCAGCCGGAGGGGGCAGGAGGGTTCCTGCCCACATCCCTCTAGATGGGTGGGAAGCTGAGGACCATGAAGCTCCCGAGTATTACCACTAAGCGAGCAAAGGGGAGCGCCGACGCGCTCCCCGCTCCTTACCGGCGCGACCCTATTACGGACGCTGTGCTGTCACCCGCTAAGTGCGAGTTGTGTGAGCGGTGCTGGCTCGATGTGATGCGGGGCCAGTGCATCTATGGAGGACCCTACAGCGGCTATGTTCAAAAAGTACTTGATGCATAACGGTAAAGTGCTCGCCACCGTCTACTTTTTTGCACCCGGCAAGTCGGGCCCTGCAACCCTCGTGTGCTTAAAGGGAGGCGACTGCCAGACTAGTTGGAGCCCCTTGCTGCGAGACGATCTACTTATGGGCCGCTGGAAAAGTGCTTTCCAATACTTGTTTGGCCATAGGAAAAGCTCGAAGTTACCTAGTAAAGCGTGCATAGTTGGGCGCGGGGTGCGGCAATCCGCCGCATCGCCTGCCACTCCCCGCCGCGCTAGGCGGGGAAATTCCCGTAGGGGCACCCCTGCCCCTACCTCTTAACCTAGCAAGAGGAGATCACATGAGCAAACTAACTGAGAATACCAAAGGAGAAACTGCTGCCGACCGTAAGCGTTTAGCTAAGGCTGTCAACTCGAAGATCAGGCGCGAAGGCAAAGAGATCATCCTTCCGCTCGACCCGAAAGCTATGTCTGCTAAGGAGGCCGTTGCCGTTTTGACGGCTATTGAGAAAGAGGAAGAACAGGTCATGGATGCCCATGAGGTTATTGAGGGCAACCCTTATGACGCGCTCGTGGCTCTCCAGGCCGTGCTCAAACGTGAGTTCGGCTGGGCACAGACCTCGGAGCAGACAGTCCAGACCTTCTTTGGGCCCATCGACGTTCCTGCCATGATGCTCGACGTTCGCACCGGCCCCGGCACAAGCGACGTGCTCCAAGTGCCAGTCGGCAAGATGACCGCCCCCGGCCTTGGCTTCAATCTGACGGCTCAGCCAGCGCAAGACGGCCTGCACTTGACCACGAAGATCAAGAAGCTCGACGCCCCGCGCTTCCGCGAGCTTGCATCCGCTGTCCGCGAATACCTCAAAGACAACAGCATCTATCGCGGCAAGGCGTTCCGCCAGCCTGCACGCTGGGATTTCCAGCCTGAGTTTCTGTCGTTCGATCATGTCGAACCCGGTGACCTCGTGCTCAACCACAACGTCGAGAAGGCCGTCGAGCGTTTCCTGTTCGCTCAGATCGAGCGGAGCAAGAGCGTGGCAGCCTTGCAAGTGCCGTCGAAATGGATGGCGGTCCTGTCAGGCTCCTACGGCACTGGCAAGAGCTTTCTTATGTCCATCTTGGCCAAGAAGGCTCTGGAGCATGGTCGCACGGTCATCTATGCCGAGGACACGGCACGCATTGCTGACGCCATCGTGACCGGCGCTAACCGCTATGGCCCTATCCTGGTCATTGCGGAGGACCTCGACCGCGTCGTGGAGACGCGCGACGACGAAGCCAACGATATTATCAACACCATCTCTGGCGTTCTGTCGAACAAGATGGAGGCTATGGTTGTCGTCTCGACGAACCATCCAGAGAAGATCGACCGGGCTATGATCCGGCCAGGCCGCGTCGATGTGTTCCTGGAAATCCCACGTCCTGACAAAGAGGCCGTCGAGCGGCTCATTCGCGTTTATGGTCGCGGCCACGTCCAGACGAACGGCCACTATGGCGAGGTGTCCAAGGCGCTCGCAGGTCAAGTGGCCTCGACAGTGCGCGGCGCCGTCGAGCTTGCCAAGTCGGCGGCAGCTTGGGAGGGCCGAACGGTTATCGCCGAGGATGATCTCCTTGCGGCCGTCACGGTTATGGGTCCGCAGTTGGAGCTTCTCAATCGCGAAAAGGAAAGCAGCGAGCCCACGCTTGACCGCGCGCTCCGCTTAGCGGTCGATAAGGTGGTCAGGAAGGCCATTTTAGATGCCGAAGAAGGGCTTAGGGATGCCTTCAATGGCAACTGGAACAATGGCTATGATGCCCACGCTAACGCGGCCAACGAAGTAGAGGCCGGAGCTTTGCACGAGTAGAATTGCTAGGGACAGGGTAGGGGCTTCGGCCCTTGCTCTGTCCCCGCCCCTAGCAGAAGGATGACATACATGGACAAACTTCAAATGAACTCGAAGATCAACGACCTCGCGTTTAAAGTGGGACGAAGTGCTCTTATGACAGTGGCACCAAGCATGGAGCACGAGCTAACCCTAGACGAAAAGGTACTAATCACGGCAGCCCTTATCCGTGCGACCATCTCTATGGTAGGAGCACTTAGGGGTAATCCTGCAATGGCGCTCAGAGCTTTTATGCACGAACTAGTCATGCAAAATCCTGAGATCAGGCCTGATTACCTGGAGGCTCAACAGGCGGTTGGGGCCATGATGGCAGACAACGACAATGAGGCCACAATCGGCTTCTTGGGTCGGCCAAAGCACAAATACGATCTTAACTAATCCCTACACCTCTCCCGCGACCGTTTGTCGCACTCTAGCCCCTAGCCCCTTGCTAGGGGCTATCTTTTTGCCCATATCCCGGCTATGTCGGGGGGTTGTCTCATGTTTAATTCAAGTTTGGAAGGACAACCCGTATGGGAACCACAATCACAGCTATGCAAGAGGTTGACGGTGCTCAAAAGCCCGTTGTGATCGACCTTGACGAGTATATCCGGCGGCTAGTGGCCGAGCAGATGCCAATAGGCGTAGAACCACGACAGGAACTCCACCATAGCGGCCACAATACGGCCTACTGGATTGAAGGCAACAGGCTATACGTCGTGGCCGATATTGGCCCTGACGCGCATAAGCGCGCCACACAGTCCACGAGCAAAGCTAACTGGACAGTGGCTAATACTAAGGGCCATCCCTTTGTCGAGGGCAGTCCTATCCCTAAGCTGAGGCTTGCTTTCACGCTCTACACGGGCACGGCGCCCGAAGTCGAGGAATAAAACCTTGACACCCTAAAACCCAAGGGCTTATCGTTGGGGGTAAGCCCTAGGGAGGGTTACTCATAGTAACACGGGGGTGTAGCAATGGCTGAGAAAGAGGAGGCGTTTATACTTCACGAGGGCAATAATGTGGTTGTCGAGATCACCATCATCGAACGGCCCAAGAATAAGCAGCTGCAAGGCTGGAACGGGCATAGGTGTACCACACCTGTAAAGCGCCCGTACCGCTTACGCTTCCCACGCTAAACCTTTAAGCCAAGCCCCGCTGCCGCGCGGGGCTTTTTGCTGCCCGCCGTCGCCACAATTTCGCCACAATCCGCGCGCCATGCTCCCGCATGGGTAGGGATACCCGCTACCCTTTTTACCTAGCAGATGGAGATAGGCTATGGCACGCTACGACCCTAAAGCTGATAGTTGCAAAGGCTATCATCAATTCGTCGCAGAGGATGGTGAACGCTACGGATCATTCGAGGTGTTCTGGCTCGATGACGTGGACGATGACGCTGATGCAAGCGCGCCCATGTGTGGCGGGTGGTTCTGGTGGCCGTGCTTTGCAGGATGCTTGCCTGAGCATGGGCCTATCGGCCCGTTCGCATCTAGCCGCGAGGCTATGCAGGACGCAAGAGGTATGTGATGGAAAACCACCCGATCTATGAACAAATCGCACGCTTAGCCGGATGGATTTCCGAGAAGGAATTCAACGGCGAAGATGATGGTGTCCGATCACCCAATACTGGCGATTGGGCGGAACATTGGAAGGGTGCTTGCGAGCAAATAGCTGATTACTATTTGCGCGGTCCGTTCAACACTAGCCGCGAGGCTATGCAAGACGCCATCGAGAAGGAGGAGGAGCAGGTTATGGATGCCCACGAGGGGCATGTGATGGCTCTATATCGCGTAGCACTCGAAACCTCTGCGGCTATTGTCGTAGAGATAGAGATTGAAGCCAATGACCTTTCAGCGGCCGAAAGTAAAGCGCAAGCACTTTACTATCAGGGCAGGCTTAAACTCTCTGACTTAACGGCTGAGTTGCTTAACCCGCCTGACGAGGAACTACGTGGTTATACGGAAAAGGTTGGCACGCCTATCGTGCGCGTCTACGTCGAGGAGGATGAAGGTGGCTATGAAGTCATAGATAGTTGGGAGGCTGACTAACATGGAAAGCACCCTTAAGCAGCTACGCGAGCATCGGCCCGAGTTGTTCGCCTTGTTCAACGAGTTGTGCGCGCAATATGGCCTTGTGCTGACTGACAACGCGGCGACGCTCATGTGGGCCGCTTACGTCAAGGGCACCATAACGAGGAGGACGAAGCATGGATAGCGTAGGCTTGACTTCGCTCCTACTTATCCTGGTCTTGGCATTGCTTGCCTTGATCGTGGCGTTATATCCACAAGGGAGGGCCTAAGCTATGCCTATAAGCGATTATGGGTTCATGTTTGCTATTAAGGCTGAGCTTGGCTTCCACGTGTTTAGGCCATTCAAATGGAACGCCTCTAACGAGCGAGGGGCACCCTATCCCCTGCCACCTGTCGCACCACGGTCGCCCCGAGGCGTTGCCAGAGAGGCTATCGAGGCGGAATTGGCTCGCATTTCAGCCAATTCCGCGAGGGGCCTTGACAAGGGTAGGGGAGGCCCCTATCTGTATCCCCGCCGCCGCAAGATTGCGGCTTGACCTAGCAAGAGGAGAATTGGTGATGGCGACTGCAAAGACAGAGAAGCCCGGCAAGGAATACCTCAAGCGTGACGAATACGCCGACTTGTTCGGCACGGATTTCGTCGAGGCGTTTGACGCGGCGCGCGAGGCACACAAGGCAACGTGGGCCAAGCTTACCGCGCTTGCCTCGGAGCACATCAAGGCACCCGATGGTATGGTGCTCAAGCTTACGCCCGGCTTTGGCGACACGCTTGGCGTGACGTTTGAGAAGCCCAAAGGCGCGTCCACGGGCAGCAACGGCACTGCCGCGAAGGACCGACTTGCGGCAATTGGCGCGGCCGTTATGGTCAAGAAGGGCCAAAGCCTCAAGGACGCGGGCTTGCCTGACGTGCCTGAGGCGTTTGACCGGCGCAAAGCGCGTAAGGGGATCGGCTCGCACTAGCCGCCTCGCGTAAGCTCCTTAGCCTTCAAGGCCCTGCCTTTACCCGGCAGGGCCTTTTTGTGCCCGCGCGAGCGAGCGAGAGGCGGGGACAGGGGGACAGGGGTGCGGGCTGAAATGGGAGCGAGGCGGGCAGGGACCGCGCGCCAGGGCGGGGAGGAGGAGAGGCAAGGGTACGGGTGCGGGCAGGGTGCTTCGGGCGTCAGGCGCAAACCTCGCGTCTCTCACTGCCATGTGCCTAGCCCGCCACACTGTCACACGTAAAGCACACGCCAACGGACCATCAGCATACGCACGCCACGCGCGCGCGGCACCCGCTCCGCACAAAGGGCCGTCGGCTTTCCCCCTCGCGGGGCCCCCGGCTGCCGTCGATGTTGGGGCCCCACTCTACCCACAGTGCGGGTGAAAATAAAATACAACCCCAAGTTAGGGACCCCCTGCTCACTCCGCTCCGACACTCGTTGTCCCTGTCCCCCTGTCCTTCTCTACGACTCGAAAAACGAAAAAACCCAATAAAATCAATCAGCCAAAAGTCTCCGTACCCCAGGGGGACACCACCACGCAGTCTCGACACAGCCCTTGAAATTGTCCCTCTGCCACCCCATATCTCTACCATAGCAGGGAGGGATACCCATTGGAGGGAGAAATCATCACGCGGGAGCTGGCCGAAACGCCCGGCTTCATCAAGCACAAGAAACCGGCGCGAGAGCCCGTGCGCTTCATCTCGGCCGACACCATCGAGCCCCTGCCGGTTTACTGGCTCTGGTATCCCTACGTTCCAATGGGCATGGTCACGCTGATCTCCGGCGACCCCGGCCTTGGCAAGAGCTGGATGACCATGAGCATCGCCGCTGACATATCGGCTGGGCGCAAGCTGCCGGAGATGCGGACAGCCCTGCCCCCGCGCAAAGTCCTCATTATGAACTACGAGGACAGCCCGCAGCACACCATCATCCCACGGCTTATGGCCCTCGGCGCGAACATGGCGAATGTCCGGCTGCCCGACCGCGGCTTTGTGCTTGACGCAGACGGCATCCGATTGATGGAAGAGGAGGTCAGCCACGCCAATGTGGGCATCGTCTTCATCGACCCTATCGTAGCCGCCATTGGTGCTGGAGTGGACATGAACAAGGCTAACGAGGTCCGCTCCGTAATGGGTGCCCTCTCGGAAGTGGCCCACCGCACCGGCGCCGCCATCATCGCCGTTCGGCACCTTCGCAAATCGGGCCGCGGGGATAGCGGCAAGGCCATCTACGCCGGACTGGGCTCCATCGACTTCACGGCCGCCGTCCGCTCGGAGGTGCTCGTAGAGCGGGCTAAAGACGGCACCAAGGTCATGCGGCATATCAAGTGCAACGTCTGTCCAGGGGAGGGTCCCACGCTCGCCTTCCACTACTCCAGCTACGAGACCACAGACCCCAAAGGCGAGCCCGTTCAGTCAAGCCGGTTCGAGTGGCTCGGGCTATACGAAGGGGAGGCTTATGAAGTGGGAAGCGCCAGGCCCGCTCGCAAGAGGGACGACGCTAAGCTGTTCCTCCAGGACCTGCTGAAGGAGGGCCCAAAACCTGCCTCCGAAGTGGTCAAGGCAGGGGAGCTACGGGGCTTCAACCTAAAGATGCTGAAGAGGGCCAAGGAGGGTATAGCCGAGAGCGTGCAGCACGATGGTATGTGGCACTGGCAGCTCAAGCGTCCGGCTGAACTAGACCCCCGGCTTATTGAGGAGGCCCAGCGCCGTCTAGCGGAGGCGGCGTAGGGTGGGGTATACTAGGGCTAGTGGCCAAGTTCCTAACGACATACCAGCCCGAGGTGGCTCTGGCGATAGTGGAGCGGATCGCGGAGGGGGAAACCCTCTCGGCTATCTGCGCGCCTGGCAGTGGGCTGCCCGCTCGTTCGACCTTTCGCCGCTGGGTTGTCCGCTATCCCGAGCTTTCGAGGGCCTACAGCGCAGCGCGGGAGTTGTCGGCGCACAGCCTGGAAGAGGAGGCGCTGGACACAGCCCGGCAGCTGAAGGACCCAGCGGGACGCAAGAAGTTGACGCCCACGGAGGTGAGGGCACTAGATGTAGCGATGAACCAACTCCGCTGGAGCGCCGCGCGTCGGAACCCGAGAGTGTACTCGGAGAGGGGGGCCATCCAAGTGACGGTGCCCATCCAGATCAACACGAACCTGGACCTCGGTGGTGGCCCGTCTGTGCAAGACGTGTACGAGCTGCGCGCAAACGTCTCCATTCCCCAAGAGCCCGAGCAGATTGACCACGGCCAGGAGATGCAGGCCGAGACTGAACCGCTGCTAACGTATCGAGAGAAGAAGAGGCAGGAAAATGCCCGAACAAGTGCCGGTGCCCCATAAGTTCGTAGAGGTCGAGTGGCTCGACGCTAAGAGCGAGAGCAGTTGGGTCACACCAGACAAGTTCCCCGGTCCTGTCGCCGTTCGTACGCGCGGCTGGCTCGTGCGTGAATGCCTAGACCACATAGTCGTAGCAGGCACCGTTCACGCAGAGGGTGAGTACGGCGAGATCATCGCTATCCCGATGGGGATGGTCGAGAACCTCGTGGATTTGGGGGTGTAACGTGGCCCTCAAGTTCCATCAGGTTCAAGAGGGCGACACCCTCTCCGAGATCGCTGCACGTTTCGGTCTCGACAGCCGCAAGCTCGCTAGGCTCAACCGCATCTCGAACCCCGACCTCATTCGGCCAGGCGAAGTCATCATGGTCCCCACCGAGACCTCGCCCGAGGACCGTATGCGGATCGAGGGTGCGAAGCAGACCGAGCAGTTTCAGCGCGCTCAGGCCGAACGGCCGAGCCGCACCGGCCCGCAGGCCCCGCGCATCGACAGCGGCGGGATCGCTTTCGAGATCGACATGAGTGGGCGACGCGCCCAGCCCACTTCGCTACCGGCCAACGCTCGCGGCCTCGTTGAGCCACCCCAGGTGCAGGGCACCGGCTCGCTTGAAAACGTGCGTGCGAAGAGCTACCCGCCCAACACGCCCGAACAGATGCTCTATCCTGAGTTCTGGATGGACTTCCTTAACCAGGCCCTGCCCACTGCGGTTCAGGGCGCCACGGGCCCCGGCGCGGGACTGATGCGAGCTGTCGCCGGTATGCGGCGTCTCGACAACCCCTTCCAGCCTGAGCAGCTAAACCCCGCGCGGGCTGACTTCATGCGCCGCGCAGGGCGGCACTTCGAGCGCAATCCCAATGAGCCTATGGACCCCAACTACGGCCAGGTCTTCGAGCAACGCTTGCCTGAGCCACGCCCCGACCCCCGCGAGATCAAGGACTGGAATTGGTACAGGCGCTATCCGACCGACGAGGCGGCGCCGCCTCCGTTCCCCCGTAAGTCGGCCGCAGAGGAGGGACCCTTCTCGGGATGGCGCGACTTCGACTGGCAGCGGTGGTTCGCAGATCAGTTTGGCGTGGGCACTGGCACACCGACCGGCAAACCCTACCCAGGCGAAGCAGACGTTCCCCGTGAGTTCGTGTCGCGGGCCCGCCCCACACAGCAGCGCGGGCAACCCGAAAGCAGCGTGTCCTGGGACGACCTTATGTGGGTCTTTCGGCAGCTAGCGAGGGGCTAATGGCTGACGGACATATTCACGAAATTACCTGCCACGGTTGCCTAGACAGCGCCGCGTACCAACGCTGTCAACGTAGGTTACACCCGGATCGACACAGGCAATACCAGCGCGACTTCAAGAAGCGCCATGCTGACAGGCTACGTGATGAGGCAGAGGTGCCAACGACCCGTATGCGGACACGGGCGTTCTCAACGATTACCCGCAGTAAGCGAGATGGTATCGAGTACGACCGAGATTATCTATTTGAGGTAGCAGCCAATCCACCTGAGCTGTGTCCAGTGTGCGGGCAGCCTATCGACTATTCAGTGGGTAAAGGAAACAAACCCTTATCTAACGGCCCATCGTTCGACCGTTGGGACAATTCTAAAGGTTATATACGAGGCAACGTCAATATTATCTGTCGGCGCTGTAACACACTCAAAGGAAATATGACGCCGCAGGACATAGAAAACTTGCGGAACTATATGGGGGCGCGTCAGTAAAGGTGGCCGATAGCATTGTACATGAAGTAAATTTCGTGCCTAATCCTGTCCAACGTTCTTTTATTGAGAGCCGGGCCAAGGCTGATCTTTACAGTTCAAGGATGGGCGAGGGCAAGTCCACGGCCATTGCTTGGGCTGCCTACTACCACACCCGCCACAACCCCGGCGCCCGCTGGGCCATCGTCCGCGATACGTGGGAAAACCTGCGCTCGACTACCCTCAAGAGCTTCTTCGATTGGTTCCCGCCTGGTGTCTTCGGGACGTGGCATCAGGGCCACAAGACTTTCACCTGGGCGGAGGGCGTGGCGAAGGGCGAGGTGGAGTTCCTTGGCATGGATGACCCGCAGGACGCGACCAAGCTCATGTCGCGCGAGCTGGGTGGGTTTGCCATCGACGAGCCCGCGCCTGCGGTGGGTAATACCGGCGTTGACGAGATGATCTTCTCGCTCGCGCTGACCCGTCTGCGCCAGCCAGGCATGAAGTGGTACGGCGCGAAGCTCGCAGAGAACAACCCGGACGAGGCTCACTGGACCTACCGGCGCTTCGTTGATCCTGGCGACCCAGATTTCAAGGTATGGCAGCCCTCGATCCCCGAGAACGAGAAGAACCTCCCGGCGAACTACTACTCGGAGATGCGGAAGACGCTAGCGCATCGGCCCGACCTCGTGCGCCGGTTCGTCGAGGGCGAGTTTGGCTTCCAGCAGATCGGCCATAAGGTAACGCCGCAATGGAGCGACAAGCTCCACCTGGCCACCGGTCTCATGGCGATGCCGCGGCAGCAGCTGATCCTGCTGTGGGACTTCGGGCACAACCCGACCTGTATCATCACGCAGAAGACGCCGATGGGCTACTGGAACGTGCTCGACGCCCTGGTGGGCGACGGCATCGGTGTTGAGGAGCTGATCGAGGGCGCCGTCATACCGCTGCTCCAGGCCGACTATCCTAAGCACCCGATCCGTCACATTGGCGATCCCGCGGGCAACGAGCGTGAGCAGACGAGCATCCACCGCTCGGCGGTGAAGGCGATCAAGGCTCGCATCGGCGGCCCCTGGCGCTCTGGTCCGGTGAAGCCTGACGAGCGCATAGAGCCTCTGCGCGCCGCACTCACCAAGACCATCCAGGGCAAGGGCATAATCCAAGTGGACCGGCACCGGGCGGCCAAGGTGTGGCACGCTCTACGCGGTGGCTGGCACTACAACGTAGCCCGTACCGGCCTCGTCTCGACCGCGCCCGTGAAGGACGAGCACTCACATCCCGGCGACGCTATGTCCTATGGCGCGGCGGTCCTCTTCCCAATGGGCAAACTTCAGCAAAAGGATGGCTTTACCCAGCCCGCCGAGGCGAGCTATTGGGGCAGGGGTGGGGGCCAGGGCTTCCAGATCGGTCCCGGACCGGGTATACTGGGTGGGGGTACTCTACCGAAACACGGGACCACGCCCGATTGGGCGAAGGACCCACGCATACAGAAGGTGGCATAGATGGCACTTGTTACACGCCAAGGGGCATTCGTAGACAACGACGATTGTAGTTATACATGGACGGTTGCTGGCCTCGATGCCGACGACGACAGCACGGCCTTCGGATTGCCGCCTGGTATAGTAGCCATGAGCATCCAGGTGACTGGCACCCCTGATAGTGGCGTCCTGAACCTCTACGGCTCCAACGACGGCAGCACATTTGCTGCTCTTACCACAGCGGTACAGTTCAGTAACGCGACCGGCATCAAGTCTGTGGCCACAGCCGATCTGGGCTACAAGCAGTACAAGATCGTGATGACTGCTGGAGGCGGCGCCTCTACCGACCTCGACGCCACTGTCCACATGAGGACTACGTGCCCGTAATGCCCAAGAAGACCCCTACGGTTGACGGGGTCACAGGGCAGGGGACGGAGCCTGATCCGCAGCTAACCCCGCCTACTGACCAGGAGATCGTCAACGCTCTTGAGAGCTACCGCAAGGAAGCTGACAACGAGCGCAAGACGGGCCTGAACCCGCGCGACGACAAGTGGCGCGAGAACCTCGACCTCTACTGGAACCGTTGGGACTTCACCGACAAGGCTGCCTGGCAGGCCAAAGAGAAGATGCCAGAGGTCCCGTCGTTCGTGGACCGTTTCGCCGCGGCGATGACCGAGGCACTCGTCTCAGACCCCTCTGGGTTCTACACCATCAAGGACCCAGGCGACCGTGAGGGCGACCTCACCAAGCACCTCAAGAAGATGACCGACGCCTGGCTATCGACCAGCGGCCGCAACCAGAATGGCTACCCGCTCGCTTTCCCCTCGGTCTTCGAGGAGCAGGTGAAGCTCGGTGCGCTGATGGCCATGTCGGCTGTCGTGACGTGGAAGACTGACGTGCCTGGCGGCCGGGTCGCCATTGAGACTGTTGACCCTCGCATGGTCTGGCTCGACAGCACTTACCGCAACCTTTATCGCGTCCGGCGCGTCGAGATAGACCGACACGATCTTGCCGCGATGGCACAGATGAAGGACGGCGAAGGCAACCCAATCTTCCGCCTGCCGCAGCTCGACCAGCTAGTCACTAGCCTGGCCGCGCAGGACCCACGCGAGCGCCAGGAGCTTACCGGCATAGGTCAGATGCAGACGGCGCAGAGCGGGCGCCAGCCCATCGTGCTCGACGAGTACATCGCTACGGTGCTCGACAGCCGCGGCCAGCCCATAAAAGAGCGCGGCCTCTACGTCGTTGCCAACGAGCGCCACCTAATTCGAGGACCAGAGGACAACCCTTTCTGGCACGGCCGGGATTGGCTGCTCTACGCGGCGCTCGGCAACGCTCCACTCTCTGTCTATGGCCGCTCGTACATGGAGGACTTCGGCTCCATCGCCCGTGCCTTCAACGAGCTAACGAACATGATCCTCGACGCCGTCTATACGACGAGCCTCAAGGCGTTCGCTGCCGTCCCCGGCTACCTCCTCAATCCCGGCCAGCTCAATACTGGCATCCACGGCAATAAGGTCTTCCTGCTCGAAGAGGGCATCGACCCTAAGAGTTTCATGGAGGCTATCGACCTCGGCAACCTGCCGCCCGAGAGCATGTCGCTGTGGCAGGGTCTCAAAAACGAGCTACGTGAGGCCAGTGGCATGAACGAGGTGGCTACCGGCCAGTTCGCGCCCAAAGGCCGCACGAGCGCCAGCGAGGTGCAGGAAGTCTCGAAGTCCTCGTCTGCGCTTATCCGATCCGTCGCGTCTAGCGTCGAGACGCGCTTTCTCAATCCGATGCTTGATCTGACATGGAAGACAGGTCTCCAGCACGCACGCGCGGCGGACCCCGTGATGCAGAGCATTGTCGGCCCGGTCTATCCCGAGCTGATGGCCCGGCGCCGCGAGCTAATCTCGCGCCCTATTACTTTCCAAGCCCGCGCTATCTCGGGCGTGATCGAAAAGGCTTCGACGCTCCGCTCGCTCTTCCAGCTGCTCCAGATCATCGGCTCCAATCAGCTGCTGCTTCAGGAGTTCCTGAAAGAGATCAGCGTGAACAAACTTGTGAAATGGCTATTCAACCTGGCCAACGTGCCGCTGGAACAGATAGAACTGTCTGAGCGCGAGAAGCTCATTAGCTCCATGACAGCTCCTATCCAAGAGGCACAGGACCAGGCGCGCAAGCAGCCCGGTAGCGCCGGGAGTGGAGCCGTTGGAGCAGCGCAGCGCGAGATGGCCTCGCTTGCGGGCGGGCTTGGGATAGCAGCGTAGGAGATAAATATGCCAGCCGAATACGACCGGTGTGTAGAGCACGTTAAGGCGAAGGGTGGTGCCGACAATCCGTTCGCCGTTTGCCGAGCCTCGATGGGTTCCGACAAAGAGATCAAGGCCCGTCGAAGGGGCAAGAAGCGCAAGACCCCATTCCATAAAGCTAATGCCTAGCCCTATCGAACTCGCGCAAGCCGTCGATGCCGCCAAGTTGCGGGCGCTCATGCCCTACTTGGAGGCTGAGCTGGCGCCGTTGATGGCGCAGGTGGAGATGAAGGCCGCTGACCTGTATCAGAAAGGCGAGCTGGTGGGGGAGCGAGCCGTGCAGCTGTGGGCCGAATACCTTGCCTATCGCCGCATCTTGCGCCGCGCAGACCAGACCGTGCGCTTCGGCACTTCGGTAGGGGCGTCGATTGGTCCAGAAATGGACCTACCTACCCCATAGGGTATTCCCATTGGTCTAAATCTGGTGCTATAATTCCTCTTTACCACAAGAGGGAGACGGAAAGTGGCGCGTAAGCCGAAGCAGACCCTGGAGGGAAACACGATTTTTGACCAATTGGAGGCTAATAGCCCAGAGCCGGAGCCCGGTAAGCCCGCTGAGCCCGACATGAACGCCCTCTTGGCAAAGATCGCGGCTCTCGAAAGCACCGTCGAGCGCGTCACGCAGACGAATATGGCTCTGATGGCCCAGCCACCGGCCGCTCAAGCACCAAGTTATCCGGCGGCGGGCGGCGGCGAACGCCCGCAAATGCAGTATGGGGCGCTGCCGGACCCTGTTCTTGATAAGGATGCCTTTGATAAGGCCCTGATCGACCGCATTACAGGCACTATCGGCGCCGCTTTGCAGGCCCAGCACCAAATCCAGTCGCAGCGGGACGTGCAGGACAGCCAGGCCGAGCTTATGTGGAACAAGTTCAAGCAGACGTACCCTGATGTGGCGAAGCATGAGCGGCTTGTGGGCCTGACGGTGGCCGATCTGACCAACGAGATGAAGCTCCGCGGCGTGGACGTGACCCGGTATATGGCCGTTGCGTCGGATCAGTTCTTCAAAGACGTGGCTGACCGTGTCAAGAAGGACTATGCACCTATGTTCGAGACCGAGGAGCAGAAACTGGAACGCGAGATGATCGAGGCCAAGGGCCGCCAGAACCGCACCGGCGGCATCTTCGGCGGCGGTGACGGCATTAG